AGGCGGAGCGAACGGGGTCTCGGCGGTGATCACCGGTGCCTCGTTCTGAGCAACGCGACGCAGCTGGATCTGCAGGCCGCCACGCGGACCGAAGACCCGCGACTCGCCGGGAGCGAGCTTGGAGGCTTCAGCGAGCACGGTGTCGAGCAGGCCGTTACGACGCGTCTGGAACTGGCCATATTCGCCAGCCGAGCGGACATCGATCTTGTCGGTCGTGTCCAGCGGGATGCCAGCCGGGAGCGAGACGAAGTTGTAGTTCGCATCGGTCGAGCCGTCGCCGACCTCATAGCCGACGTTCATCCAGAACTCGGCCTTCTTGCGAGGAGCGGCATTGGCTCCGGCAGCAGCGACGTTGGCGGCATTGCCGAAGATGGCGGCAAACGGGTCTTGACTCATGGGTATTCTCCTTGGTTGGAAGGATGATTGAGGGAATTGCGGTGCTCTGACGGTCAAAGCACCAACCAAAAGGCGCGCAGCGCCCCGATTACGGAGCAGCTGCAACGCCCATGGCAGTAGCGGCGTTAAAGCCACGTCGTTTTGACGGGACGTTTAGCCGGGATGACGCGACGGCCGGTGATCCGGCGTGAGTCATCAGCTTTGAGGAACAGCTCGTCGAGCGTCCTGAAGCAATAGTAGATGGTGCCCAGCATGCCCACGAGGAGCATGATGGTGAAGTTGAGGTTCCACAGCCAGATCGGGACGACATTGGGGTCGATCTCGATATTGGCCAAGGTCCAGCCAGCACATGCGAACATGAGCATGGACAGGAAGGTCATCAGTGCCCCGTAAAGGGCATGAACGATACGGGATTTCAACATAGGTTGGATCCTTACTTGACCAGCTTGGCCGGTACTTTGGTTTGGGTCTTAAATGCTTCCCAGAGGAAGATCAGACCGAAGCTGAGGCAGGCATACACGATCACCTTCACAAGGACGGCGATCTTGAGCAGTATGGCCACAGCGATGAACGCAGACCCGGTCTCAACCGGGTGCTGCTGCAGCTTTTCAGCTGCTTCTTGAGGCGTTATCATGGGCAATGGTCCTGCAAGTGATCGAGGATCTCGGTCACGATTTCGAAGAGAGCTTCGACCCGGTCTGAGGCACAGGCGGTGAACGCCTTGCCACATTCCCGGCAGATGCTGGCGATGTCATATTTCAGGTCGTTGATATCGACCTGGACGCTGCAGCCACAATGGCTACAGCGGACAGAGGCACGAGTAGGCAGCGACATTAGTAGATCTCCGCCGATGCAAGATCGGCCTTGATCATGGTGTCGCTTGGTTCTGGCAGGACGGTGACCGCCTGCACATAGAGGTTGTTGATGAGGATCAGGTTGAGGTGATCCTCAATGCAATCGCCCCAGCCAGTGACGGAGTCGAGCATAATCTCGACTTCGACTTTGACGACTTTGCGGTGAGGTGGGCAAGGATAGCATCCCCGATGAGGGATGCGTTCGCCCACAGGTGCGTGGTCGATCTTCATTCGTCGTCTCCCTCTTCGAGGTCAATGACGCTATCGTCGGAAGCATCGACGAGTTCGGCCTCATCATCGCAATGCTGGATGAGGTTGTCGAGGTCACGTTCGGACATGATTTGTTCCTTCAAGTGGAAGTTGAAAGGTCGGAGTAATCCGAGAGCAGCGCAGCTGCTGGGCACATAGTTCAACAAGCCACCCAAGTTGGGTAGCTAGTAGAGATATGTTTGGGTTGAGTAGGCCAGCCAGACAGCCTGTGCGTAGAGTGCACAGACTATCGGCTAAGCTTTGCAGCCCCCGTTAGGAGGCTGCAGTTTCGGGTTGCGGTGAGATAATTGCATTAAGCTCTGCCAGAGCGACGTTAAAGTGCTTGGCATATACGGGATCAGTGAGCTTACGCTCCTGCTCCTTGTTGCGAACCGCGATGCGGTCGCTGATCTCGACAGCGAGACGCTTGTCGAAGTCATAGAGTTCAGCGTTGTTACGCTTAGTTTGCATGTGGCGATGACGGTTAACGTAGGAGTTAGCCATCTCAATGCCAGATGCGATTGTGTCCACCGTTGAGCCCACCATGTTGGCGGTCTTGGTGACGGTGTCGAGGAGTGAGCCTGCGGCTACGCGTGCGTCGGCCATGTCATATGTCCTTACTTATGAGGTGAATACTAGGAGCGGCGCAGCCGCTTAGTGTTATGTGTTGATACCGGGGGGGTATCTGTGTTCCGGCCGGGGGCCGGTGTTAATATACTGAAGTCGGACCTAGCTGAAAAAATATGCAGCAGGTGCGGTCTATATGCAGATAAGTTTGAGGAACCACCCGAGCTCCATGCTCCAGGGCGATCTGGCTCGACCGAGCGTGTTCTATCGCTCACACACTACGCACAGCGCAGCGAGGAACGGAACCAATCATGTTGACAGTGGTTGGTGAGGCTGTGGTCTGTGATGGGAAGTAAGAGTTCAGTGACGTAAAAGCACAGGGGCTACGGCTGCTACGCTACTAAACTCTTACCCTCCCCACCCTAAACCTAGAGAAGTCACAGGGATTGTTCGTCCGAACCCGTGTCTGTCTCTGGTTCACAGTCTGTAATGAGTAACCGGTTTTGTCAAGCAGATCCGGAAACTGGTAGCTTCGTGTGGTTTAGGACTTGCGTCCAAAGGAAATCCACCAAGCCCGTAAGCGTTATTCTCCCCACTAACTCACTAGGGTGTCATGTCGCACGACGGATCGCGGTCACTTGCACCAAGAGGTTCCCCCACCTGATGACCCTAGGATAACGTAGGTTAAGCTGTCGTCAATAGTGTAATTATTGTGGATTGTTTTTTATTTGGAGTTCCCTGTGGACACCTGATTTATCAGGGGTTCCAGGCATAGCTCCTCCATTTCTCTTCTCTACATATTGAGAAGAAATGGCCTGCCACTATGGGTAGTGCAGTTGGCAAACGACTAAATACTACCTAAAAGGTATCCCGACCCACCCGATTGCGGGAGGCGTTATATGGGAGGAAAACGATCATGGGAACCCAGAACATTCCGGGACCAAACAGCGGGGCCGGCAGTGTCGCCCCTCGCGTGACACCAGATGCCATCGCCAATGAGATCGTCAGCGTCCGCTATATCAATGCGGCCGAAGCCGCGATTGCCAAGGGCCAGCCGGCCGATGCCAGCCTCGAGCTGCTCACTCTCTGCATCCTAACTTTAAGGAATGGCTTCACGGTTGTGGGGAAGAGCGCCTGCGCCAGCCCCGAGAACTACGACGAGTCGATCGGCCAGACCGTTGCCTATGGCGACGCGATCCGCCAGATCTGGCCGCTGCTCGGCTATGAGCTCAAGAGCAACCTGGCCCTCGCTGCCCGCATCGGATTGGAGCATGGGGCAACTCATGATGGATTGGGGGAAGCCCTGACCCATATGATCGCCCATCGGCTCGGCAACCCGGAAGCCTTCAAGCCCGAACATGCCGAGGTCATCCTGGCCTTCTTCGACTCGAGCGTGGGAGACATTCAGGATTAGTTCTAACTTTGGCCAAAGATACCACTAAGGAACATTGGCTGAAAACTGGGAAAAAATTCGGGGCGTCCCTGCTTCGCGGGACTCACCCCGACCCTGGGGAGGGAAAAAGAAATGGGTGTAGAGTTCAAAGTCCGCGCTGCAATCGGCGCTCCTCTACCAATTCAAGATGAGTTGGAGATGCACGAGAAGCTGTTCCGCTTCCACCTATCCGCCTTCAATCGAGCGATCGAACACGCCAAGCAGGACGAGCAACTGCAGCTGGCGGCCAACCATGCCGCCATCATCACGGCGCTTAAAGGCATGATGGCCTGATTAGAGTTTAATGTGAGAGAGGGAAGTGAAATGACCAAAGTTATCGAAGAAATCCAAGCCGAACGTGAATACCAGCGCCAGAAGTGGGGCACCGAAGCCGATCTCAAGGTGAACACCCCAATGGACTTCGTCGGCTATATCGCCAACCACTCGAGCCGCTGGTTTGGCGGTGGCTTCCGGCCGTACAGCCGCGACACCCTCGGCGCGTTCCGCATCCAGATGATCAAGGTTGCGACCCTGGCCATTGCGGCGATCGAGCATGTCGATGCCATCCTTGCCGGCGAAGTCAGCCGGCCTGATGTGCTCGGAGAGTAAATGAAAGATGGCCGGGGATCGATCAGCTGAACACAGCGATCGGCGGCGACCAAACCTCCCCGGCCACCCCATGTAGCGCCAAGAGAACCCAGAAACTCTCGACCATTTATATATAACACAATCCGGGCGGGGAGGCCCTTCGAATGTCCATCTTCAATTCACCCGCCATGGCGGGTCTCGGAGGGAACGCGACCGTGGCCGGAGCCTCGACGCAGATCGCCGCGCCAGCGGCGGATCTGCTGACGGTGGCGCAGGTAGCGGGAGCGGTCCCGCCCAATCTCAAGAGCTCGATCACCCAGGCCTTCGTCGACAACGTCAACCAGATCGTCACCGATCCGCTGATCGCCGAGCAGGTTCGCAACAACTTCATCGGCTTCACCGGGGTGATGAAGGAGGGCAAGTTCAAGCTCGAGGATTACCTCAACGCCGTGCTCTATGTGAGCTATAAGGCGATGGGCTATTCCAACAAAGAGTCCTACTTCCGGACCTTCCCTCAGCGGCATGCTCACCTGGTCGCCAAGGGCACCAGCGAGAAGGACATCTCGGCCTATGTCAGCGCCTATAACAAGGGCAAGCTGGTCAACCTGATCCTGGAGCAGACCCTGGTCCCGAGCTGGGTCCTGAACCAGTCGATCTACCAGGCAGCGATCAACCATCAATACACACTGATGACGACGGCCGTCTCCGAGAAGGTCCAGCAGGAAGCAGCCAATTCGCTGCTGACCCACCTCAAGAAGCCGGAGGGCAAGGACTTCCAGATCAACATGAATATGCAGGAGACCTCCGGCATTAACGAGTTGAAGGAAGCCCTGCGAGATGTGGCCCAGATGCAGCGTGACGCGATCGCAGCTGGGACCAACATCAAGAACATTACCGACTCGGTGATGATCGACGCCGAAGCGACGGACGTGACCAATGACTAGTGCGCCGGCCAAGGTCCTGATCAAGCAGGGGCTCGACGCATGGCTCGACCAGGTGAGTTACACCGCTTTGCTGTCGAGCGAGTATGTCCCGAGCGAGTTCGCTCTGACATTCATGAACTTCATCAAGCTAGTGAACGGAGCCCAGGGTGAGAGCCACAAGACGCCGCCTGTCCACCTTGCTATGCTCGACAAGGTTGTCGAACCCTCCGAGTATATTGCCAATCTCTGCTTTCGCGGGGCCGCGAAAACCACGCTATTCGGCGAATACTTCTTTCTGTTTCTGGGAGTATTCGGTTGGCTGCCAGGACTTGGAGTTGTGTCCGGTGCCATCTACATCTCCGACTCCATGGAGAACGGCGTTAAGTCCCTCAGAAAGAACATTGAATTCCGATATAACAACAGTGATTTTCTGAAGGAATGGATCCCGAAGGCGACCTTCACCGACAACTATATCGAGTTCACCAACCGCGAGGGCCATCGCTTCGGCTTGAAGATGTTCGGTGCGAAGACCGGCCTGCGTGGCACCAAGATCTTTGGCAAGCGGCCGGTGCTGTGCGTGCTCGACGATCTCGTTAGCGATGACGATGCCAAGAGCCGGGCCGCGATGATCGCCATCAAAGATACCGTGTATAAGGGCGTCAACCACGCCCTCGACCCGACCCGACGCAAGGTCATCTTCAACGGCACGCCGTTCAACAGCGATGACATCCTGATCGAGGCGGTCGAGTCGGGGGCCTGGGACGTGAACGTCTGGCCGGTCTGCGAACGGTTTCCCTGTGCCCGCGAAGACTTTCACGGAGCGTGGGAAGACCGGTTCAGCTACGACTATGTCGCCAAGCAATATCAGATGGCGATCGATACCGGACACGGGGCCGGCTTCTTCCAGGAGCTCATGCTCCGCATCAGCTCTGAGGAAGAGCGATTGGTGCAGGATGCCGAGATCCGCTGGTATAACCGGGCCAAGCTGCTGGCCGGCCAGAGCTCGTTCAACTTCTACATCACGACCGACTTTGCCACGAGCGAGAAGCAGACGGCCGACCACTCGGCGATCTCGGTGTGGGCTTACAATGCCAACGGCGACTGGTTCTGGGTCGACGGGATCCTCGAGCGCCAGACGATGGACAAGACGATCGATGACCTGTTCCGCCTGGTCCAGCTCTATAAGCCGCAGCAGGTGGGCGTTGAGATCTCTGGCCAGCAGGGCGCGTTCATCAAGTGGCTCCAGCAGGAGATGATGAACCGCAACGTCTGGTTTAACTTCGCCACCAACCAGCCGGGTGGCGCACCGGGTATCCGGCCGATCCTCGATAAGTTGAGCCGGTTCAACATGGTGGTCCCCTGGTTCAAGACCGGCAAGATGTATTTCCCGGAGGAGATGAAGCTGTCGGTGATCATGGGCCTGGCGATGGGCCAGATCAAGATGGCCACCACGCGAGGTCTCAAGGGCAAGGACGACTTCCTAGATACCGTGAGTATGCTGGGCTTCCTCACGCCATGGAAACCATCAGACTCTATACCTGTGACGCGAGAAGAGGTAAGTCGGTGGGAACAAGATCACGATAGTGGCGAAGAGAGCGGACTTGCATCATATGTAGTGTGAGTAAGTCCGGTAGGGTGGGGATCGGATGAACGTAACGCAGTTTCTGGCGCGGCTCAGCCGTGGCCCGCTGTCCAATCTCTCAATGTCGAACGATGGCGACGGCACGATCAATGTGACTCGTGTCGACGCCATCATCGACTATTTGAACGAGGGACTGCTTAAGCTCTATTCGAAGTTCATTCTCAACGAGGGTGAGATCATCCTCGAGCAGATCGAGAACTTCACCAGCTACAAGCTGCACAGCGATTACGCCGTGTCGACCGGTGGCGTCGCCCCGCTCGAGACCTATATCAAGGACACGATCGACGTGCCGTTCGGCAACGACCTGATCAAGATCCTGTCGGTGTTCCGGACCGGTGGCTGTGAAGTCGCGCTCAACGACGCGACCAAGGAAGACAGCTTTTACACCCCGCAGTTCGATGTGCTGCAGGTCCCCGACCCGGTGGCCGGCGCTCCTCTATATATCTTGTATCAAGCTCGCCATCCCGAGATCGTGACCGGCGATGACTTTGGCGATCAGGTGATCGTCCTGCCGGCCGTGCTCGAGAACGCCCTGCTCAGCTACGTCGCGTTCAAGGTTTATTTTCACATGAACGGGCAGGAAAACGCTGCCTCGGCCGGAGCTCATAACTCCGCTTACGAGGCGGACATCGCCCTCGTCGAAGACAAGGATCTGGTCAACTCGAGCCAGTCCAACACCAACACCAAGTTCAGCCAGCGGGGATTTGTTTAATGGGCAGGGCACCTTCGGTTGAGCAGCCGTCTGACTCGTCGACCATTCTGGTCGAGGAGCAAATCGGTGCAGCCTACGCCAATGTGAAGCTGGTCGCCGACCACATGGGTGAGATCGAGGAGGTCGCTGCTGGCCTGGCCGATCTCCCCGAGCTCGGCGATCTGGCCACGATTGTCGGGGCCAGTGCCGACTCCGCTGCCGCCAGTGCTGCTGCTGCTGCCGGTGCAGCCGCTGGAGTTGCTGCTGACGCCGCTGCGGCTGCCGCTTCCAAGACGGCTGCTGATGCGGATGCGACCGCTGCCCATGCCGATCGACTGGCAGCGGATGCCGATGCAGCAGCCGCTCATACCGACAAGCTCGCCTCGGACGCCAATGCCGCCTCGGCCTTGGCATCGAAGAACTCGGCGGCCACCTCCGAGGGTAATGCTCAAACTTATGCTGCGGCAGCCCAGACGGCGAAGACCGGAGCCGAGACTGCCCAAGCGGCAGCGGTCACTGCCAAGACGGCGGCCGAAACAGCTCAGGGGGCAGCTGCCGCCTCCCAGACTTCAGCCACTGGATCGGCGACCGCTGCTGCTGGATCTGCCACCGCAGCCGCTGCATCTGCCACTGCTGCGGCTACGTCGGCCACTGCTGCCGGCACAGCCAAGACTGCAGCGGAAGCTGCCCAGGCTGCGGCCGAGGCTGCTCGTGACGACGCCGAAGCCATTGCCGGGGGTGACTTCATTCCCAGCTCGGCGATCGGCGCTTCCGATGGCGTTGCTCCGACCGTTGGCGGCAAGATCCCGACATCGTTCATGCCGGCGATTTCGTTGACGAGTGTCAATACGGTCGGCTCCCAGGCAGCCCAGCTGGCACTGGTAGCAGAAGAAGGCGATGTCGCGATCCGTACCGATCTCGCCAACCAGTCCTATATTCGCAATAACGGCACGGCCGGGACGATGGCTGACTGGACAGCAATGGCTGCTCCCGCGACAGGTGGTGCCATTCTGGTCGGTGGCAACTCCTTCACTGGCGATCAGGACATCGCCGGCAATGTCACCATCAGCGGCACGACCACGCTGGGTGCAGCGACGGTGTTCACCGATGGCAGCACGGTCTCTGGCTCTTTTCTGTCAACTGGCGGGTGGATGATCCGCAAGTTCGACATCCACAACTGGTCGAGCAAGACTGGCGTCGACTGGATGACCCTCAGCTCTGGTGGGCTGACACTGAACCTCGATCTCTACGTTAAGGGTGCTGCCAGCTATATCGGGCCGGGAATTGGTGGTGGAGCTGCTTCCAACAACATTATCTCCATCTGCAACACCAATGCAGGTGGGTTCAGTGTCCTCTATTTCAAGACATTCAGCACAGGCGGGGCACTGCTGGGCACGGCGGGCCAAATCTATTGTTCGAATTCCGGGGACATGATCCACCAGGCTACCAATTCTGTTAGCCTGCAGATCGGTGCCTCGACCATTGTCACTGCCAATTCAGCTGGTGCAACTGTCGATGGCGATCTGACCTTGACTAGCGCATTTGGCCAGCCAGCTCGTATTCTCAACTTCTGGTCGAACGGCTTCAGGTGTGGCGATCTCCGTGGCTATGACGGCAACAACGGCCTCTTTGGTGCCTTCGATACCTACGTCTATTGGAGCAAGAACCGGGCAGTATCATTCGCCAGCCTTAGTGCAACCGGCTTCGCCATGGATGTCCCGGTCACCGTGCCGGATGTCGCGTTTGGTTCGGGCTGGAATGGCTCCCTGGCGGTGCCGACCCGCAACTCCATCTGGGATGCCCGTGGTGCTGCCGATGGCCTGTGCGACCTTGACGGCGCGGGTTTGGTGCCGATTTCCCGCTTGCCGGCGCTCGCCATCACCAAGTCCACGGTGGTTGCTTCCCAGGCTGCTCAGCTCGCACTGACCGCCGAGGAAGGCGATGTCGCCATCCGGTCCGACCTCAACAAGACTTACATCAAGAACACCGGCACGGCCGGCACCATGGCGGACTGGTCGGAACTGCTCACGCCGACCGATGCAGTCTCGTCTGTCGCTGGTCTGACCGGAGTGATCACGTCGGCGGGCCTCAAGACGGCTCTAACTTTGGTGGCCGGCGATGTCGGCCTGGGCAACGTCACGAACGAGTCCAAGGCGACGATGTTCACCAGTGCTGCCCTGACCGGCACGCCGACTGCTCCGACTGCAGCGACTGGAACCAAGACGACCCAGCTCGCCACGACCGCGTTCGTCAACACGCCGGGCATCCAGTCGGCCGGCTCGAACACCATCACCCCGACCTTCAGCGATGACATCGTTCAGCGGGGCGCGGTCTCGGCTGCTCCGACCTTCGCCAACCCGACTGGTACGGCGGTTGATGGCTGGGCGATCCTGGTTCGCCACAAGGCCAACGGTGCCTATGCGATCAGCTATGGCACCCAGTATCGGGCAATCGGCGTCACCCTGCCGACCGTCACGGTCAACGCCAAGTGGATGTATTTCACCATGGTGTATAACTCGGCCGACACCAAATGGGATGTCCTGGCCGTGGGGACCGAGGCTTAAATGTTCTCCGCCGCCATGGCCATGATGATGCGGGCAACCTCCGTCGCAGCGGGGGTCGCCTTCCCGACCGTGTTCGGAGCCAGTGCGACTGGCGTCAACCTGGCTTCGATCAGCTTGACCTGGCCGGCCGGTCACGCTGCCGACGACATCGGCATCGTGCTGATCTCGACCAACAACCAGGCCGTGCCTTCGACCCCGACCGGCTGCACGCCGATCAACACGCCAGCTGGTGTCGGCACATCTGGTGGCGTCGGCGGAGCTCGGTTGTCGGCTTATTGGATCCGGGCCACTTCAGGAGCCCAGGCTGCCATCGCCACCGGAGACGCCGGCAATATCAATATGGCTCGGCTGATCGTCGTTCGGGGCTGCCGCAACTATGGCTCGCCGATCGAGTGGGTCAGCCAGGGCGTGTGGTCGGCAGGCACGACCCAGACCTTCACCAGCCAGCAGACGCTCAACAATAAATGTCTAATCATGGCGGCTTGTGCGGTCCCGAAGGACGCCAACCAGTCGAATACCTATAGCGCCTGGACCAATGCCAACCTGACCTCGCTGGTCGAGCACACTGACGAAGCGACCAACAGCTCGAACGGTGCCAGCCTCGGCATGGCCTATGGCGGCTACAATACCTCGAACGCCAACCCCGGCAACACCACGGTCACGATCGACGCATCGCTGGTCGGCGAATGGTGCCAGTTTGCCCTCATTCCCAAGCATGTCTCGGGATACCCAGATATCGTCAAGCTCACCTCGAGCCAGACCTTCAATGCGCCTTATGCCGGCAACGTCGACATCCATGGCTGGGGCGGTGGTGGCGGCTTCCGCAACACCAATACCGGTGAGAATGGCGGCGGTGGCGGGGCCTATTCGAAGAAGACGGCCCTGGCTGTCACGGCCGCTCAGGCGCTGACCGTCGTGGTCGGAGCAGCTGGAGCGGATAGTGCCAGCACTCCTACCGCTGGCGGCGATACTTCGCTGGTTGCCAGCTCAACGACGCAGATGCTGGCCAAGGGCGGTGGCCAGAGCACGGGCGGTGGCACAGGCGGTGCCTCATCCGGTGGCACAGGCGATGTTAAATATAGCGGCGGCAACGGTAGTGCCGGTGCAAGTTACAATGACGGCTCAACCACCTGGTACTGGGAAGGTGCCGGTGGTGGTGCAGCCGGTGACAGCGCCAATGGCAGCAACGCCACGGCTGCTACCCAAGATGGCGGTGGTGGTGGCACTGCCGGTGTCGGCGGTGCAGGCGGAGCAGGCACCTATCCGGGCGGTAATGGCAGCACGGCACCGGGCGGTGGCTCGGGCGGCGAAGGTCCGGCTGGAGCGGGCCAGGTCATCCTGGTGTTCACGCCGTCCTAATTTCTGCTAAGCGTTTCAAGGTAAAGAATTAAAGAGCGTAAAATAACTCTATCCCTGGGGAGGGGTCAGTAAATCATGACATATACCGAAGCTGTGTCTGAACACGGCAGCCAACGTGCTGCAGCTCGTGCACTGGGAATACCAGAGTCAACTTTGAGGGATAGATTACGCAAGGAGATCGCCGAACGCACCGAGGCTGATGCACCGCTCGATCCGCTGGTCATCACCGGAACCTCGACCCTCTACAACAAAGACGGCGAAGTCATCGCCGAATGGGTCAAGAAGAACCTAGATCGCAATCTCGAAGGGCAGGCCCGCGAAGCTGCAATCCGGGCAATGGCAGCGATCATCAAGCCAGTCGCTCCTTTGCCTGGTCCGGCAACAACGCTCGCCAAGCTGCTGACACTCTACAACTTTTTCGATTACCACGTCGGCATGCTGGCCTGGCACAAGGAAGGCGGAGCCGACTGGGATCTGAAGATCGCCGAAGAAGTCGGCACCTCGGCCATGCAGATGCTGGTCGACGGAGCGCCGGCCTCGGCCGTGGGCATGATCAACATTGGCGGCGACTTCCTCCACTTCGATGGACTGCTGCCGATCACGCCGACCCATGGCCATGTGCTCGATGCCGATGGCCGGTTCAGCAAGGTGATCGATGTCGCGATCAAGCTGATCCGTCGCCTAGTCGACTTAGCATTACAGAAGCATGGCACCGTCCACCTACTTATCATGGAGGGCAACCACGATCTGACGAGCTCGCTGTGGCTCCGGAAGATGTTCGCCCTGCTCTATGCTGACAACCCTCGGGTGACGGTCCAGGAGGGCGAGCTGCCCTATTACGCCTACCAGCATGGCCAGACGATGCTCGGCTTCCACCATGGGCACATGAAGAAGAATGAGAGCCTACCGGCCCTGTTCGCTGCCATGTTCCGCCAGATGTGGGGCCAGGTGACCAAGTGCTATATTCATACTGGGCATCGGCATCACCTGGATCAGAAAGACCATCCTGGTGCTCGTGTGATCCAGCATCCGACGCTGGCCGCGATGGACGCTCACGCTGCTCGACATGGCTACTTCTCAGACCGGGAAATTACCGCTACGACATATCATCGGGAAACCGGGCAAGTCGGGTCGAACACCGTCACGCCGGAGATGCTGGGGAGCTAATCCATGAAGACCAAGCTATTGATCCTGGGCTATGCCCGGCACGGCAAAGATACCGTGGCCGAACTGCTGCGAGACCATGAGTACGGTCTGCGGTTCGTCTCCTCAAGTTACTTTCTGGCCGAGAAGGTCTGCCGGCCATACCTCGCAGAGCGGGGCGTCACCTACCCCGATCTCGAGGCCTGTTATGCCGACCGGGTCAATCACCGGGCAGCCTGGCACGATGCCATTGCTGACTGGAACCGGGAAGACCCGGCACTGCTGTCGAGAGAGATCCTGAAGGTTGCCGATGTCTATGTCGGCATGCGAGCCGACCGCGAATACCAGGTGGCCAAGGGCCTGTTCGATATGGTCATCTGGGTCGACTCCAGCGAGCGGGGCCTGCCGCCTGAAGACAAGAGCTCAATGGACATCGAGTTCGCCGAGGGCGAGATGCGGTGGCTGCCCAACAACGGCACAATCGAGGATCTCAAGGATCGGATCGACGAGCTGGTTAGCGACCTGAAAGCGATCGGCTGGGGTCGGGCGATGGCGTCGATATGATCCACCTGCTCACCATCTTCTTCGCCGGCTACGCGTCGGTCTTCCTGCTCGGCTTCCAGAGCCGGGCCGTCAACCACGGTAATATGAAGATGGCGATGGGCGGGAGCTTCATGATCGCCCTGATGCAGACGACGTTGTGGGGTGCCTTGTTCAAGGATCTGAGCTGGGCAGCCACATTCGTTTATGCCTTGAGCGGCATGACTGGCATCGCTTCGTCAATGTTTGTCCACCAGAAGCTAATGCAAAGGTGGCGTCAGCCGAAACAATAACGTATTTCTCTGTGTAATTGATCTGGGAATTCTCAACTGAGATATACTGGGTCTAGCGTATAGTCCTGGGGAGGGCGGCTAAATGTATGAGACGTGGGCCGACCGGTTGGAGTTGGCACTTCTATGGCTGATGCTGGCCCTGGCTTCGCTGTCAGGGCTCGCTGCACGATTGGCGATGAAAATGTTTAACGTCAATGAGTTGCCACCGCAGGATCCGGAGCTCCACAGGCTGTGGCAGCGCCGTCGTCTTTACATGCTGATCAGTGAGGCCTGTGCCGTCCCAGCGTTCGCAACCGGCTGGATGGCCGCCTCATATCAATGGCATTTGTCGGTGCCGTTCGTCGTTCTTGGTTCCATGGTGTCTGGTGCACTGGGCTTCGGCTTTTTGATCCACGCTCTCCAGACGTATGTTACCCGGAGGGTGAACAATGCTTGAGGCAATCATCATCATCATCAGCTTGAGCAGCGGATCAGTGTCTCTTTACACATTCGTAAAAGCAGCCCAAGCTACAGTCATATTGCATAAGAAGTAAAAATACCCTGGGGAGGGGAAAATAGTGGCGACTCTAACGCAACGCGATCTCGATCGCATGAATGGTGTGCACCCGGACATTAAGCGGGTTATCATTCGAGCAGCTGCCATCACCACGGTGCCGTTCTTCGTGAACGAAACCGTGCGTTCGCGTGAGCAGTGCATGATCAATTACGGCAAGGGCCGGACTGGTCCGCAGTGCGCCGCCAAGGGAATTCCGGTCACCTATGCTCAGCCTAAGTTGGGCAAGGTCACCTGGCTCATCGATCCATTCAACTCGAAGCACTGCAAGCAGAAGGATGGCTTCGGCCATGCCGTCGACCTGTACGCTTCGCCCTACAATCAGAACCAGTCCAAGGATGCGACCTACGCCATTGCGAAGGCCGTCCTGCAAGCAGCCAAGGAACTGAAAGTTGCCCTGCGTTGGGGCAAGGATTGGGACCGTGATGGCATCTACGAAGAGAAAGGCGAGACCGATGGGCCGCATTTCGAACTGGTATAGATGAGGGAGGTGATCCGTATCTCGGCGATTGTAATGATCGCTGTCACGCTGACGAGCGCCTACTGGTCGGTTCAGATACCCGACCAACAGATGGAGGCGATCGGACAGTGCGTCCCGATCTACTATTCGGGGCTTGAGTGCTGTAAGTAGAAATGAATTTGGGGAGTTGATGATGAACAAGATTTTCACGGCGCTGGTCGCCAAACTGAAAGGCGAGCTGGTTACCCAGCTCAACGTGCTCGCTACCCTGGTGCTGCTCTGGGTCATTCAACAGCCCAGTGCCCCGGTTAATGCCATTCTCGCTTATGTCCCGGCCAGCCTGCATGGCCTGGTGACGCTCGCCGCTCCGCTGGTCTGGGGACTCGTCGTCCAGGCTGCGATCGAGCTGCAGCGAAAACGCACGGTCGAGACCACGCTCAATGATCTCATCGTCGGTGATGGAAGCGCCGGCTAATGACCTGGGTAGCCGGGGCTCTCTGAGCTCCGGCTATTCGCCTAACTCCATGGAAGGCTCACAAGATATGATCACCAGCATCGCCTCGGCCCTCGGTCTGAAGGAAATTTTCGTCAAGATCGGCCTGGGTGTGCTGACCCTGCTGGCGATCGGGCTCATCATCTGGCGGGTCGTGGTCTGGTATGACAACCAGCTCGACGCCGCTTTCAATCGCGGATCCGAGGCAGCCTATGCCAAGGTCGACAAGCGTGCCACGCAACTGGCCAACCAGCTCACTGCTGCGGCCGTCAAACTGAAAGACCAAGCCAATGAAGAGCATCTCGCTATTGCCGTTGCTGCTACTGATCTCCGCGTGCGGGGCCCCGGACGTGCATCTTGTCCCGCCCCAGTCGACGCCGGCTCCGGTGGACATGAGCAAATCCTTGCCGCCGAAGCGGATGCCGGACTTGCAGTGTCTCCAGAAAACTGGGCGCGTGTGCCCTGGGACTGGCTCGTCACCGTCGTCCAAGAACACGACGATCTCCTGACCGAAGCTGGCGCTTGGCGGGAGAATAAGCAGCAAGAGTCAAAGATTATCGCCACTAAGGGCGAATGAATTGAAAATATATTGTAGGTAGATGATTAAATCGCTCGACACAGGGCGGGGACATCTACATATAGTGTGGGACTGGGTGGGGATCCAATGACAGAATATCGGCAGATGGACGGCGATGCCGCTCCTGGACTGACTAATTGGAAAAAAGAGCCCACTCTGCGTGAGCTCAAGCTCGATTGGGAAAGTGCCAAGGAGTCGCATGATCTCCAGGTGGGCAAGATCAATCATTGGAATGATCTGCTCCACGTCCGCAATTCTGCCAAGCCGAAAGCCATCAAGGGTCGCTCCAAGGTCCAGCCGAAGCTGATCCGCCGCCAGGCGGAGTGGCGTTACTCAGCCCTGACCGAGCCATTCCTTGGTTCCGAGAAGCTGTTCAAGGTCAAGCCGGCGACGTTCGAAGATGCCAAGTCGGCCAAGCAAAACGAGCTGGTCCTCAACCACCAATTCCGGACTCAGCTCAACAAGGTCAAGTTCATCGACGATTACGTCCGCTCGACGGTCGATGAAGGCACCTGCATCGTGCAGGTGGGCTGGTGCCGCTACACGGTCAAGGTCACGACCGAGGTCCCGGTCTATGACCACATCGCGATCAAGAACGACGACGAGCTGGGTCTTCTCAAGGCAGCTCTCGAGCTACGGCTGTCGGATCCGCGTACCTACAATGAGACCACGCCGCCCGAGCTGAAGGCAGCCGTCGATTATTTCGACGAGACGCAGATCGCCACCGTTGCTCAGGACAATGGCCAGACTACGACGGTGGAAGAGGATAAGATCCTCAAGAACCACCCGACCGCCGAGATCCGCAATCCGCAGAACGTCTATATCGATCCGTCGTGCAACGGCGACATCGACAAGGCGACCTTCATCGGGGTCACGTTCGAAACCTGCAAGGCCGATCTGCTCAAGGACGGCCGCTATAAAAATCTCGACCAGGTTAACTGGTCTGGCTCGACGCCGCTGTCGACGCCGGATCACGAGACTACCACGCCGCAGAATTACCAGCCGGTCGAGGATCTTCGCAAGAAGGTCGTGGCCTATGAGTATTGGGGCTTTGCCGACATCAACGATGATGAGAAGCTGGTTCCGATCGTCGCCACCTGGGTGGGCAACACGCTCATCCGCATGGAGCTCAACCCGTTCCCGGATCAGAAGCTGCCGTTCGTGCTGGTTCCCTACCTCCCGGTCAAGCGGGATGTCTATGGTGAGCCCGACGCCGAGCTGCTCGAAGACAACCAGAACATCCTGGGTGCAGTCAGCCGGGGCCTGATCGATCTGCTGGGTCGGTCGGCCAATGGCCAGCAGGGCTTCGCCAAAGGTATGTTGGACCCGCTCAATCGTCGCCGGTATGAGCAGGGCCTCGACTATGAATTCAATCCGAATGTCTCGCCGGCCCTGGGCCTGATCGAGCACAAATATCCCGAGATCCCCCAATCAGCTCTAGCCATGCTGGGACTGCAGAACCAGGAAGCCGAGGCGCTGACTGGCGTCAAGAGCTTCTCGGGTGGCATGTCGGGCGAGGCTTATGGCGATGTGGCGGCCGGCATCCGTGGCGTGCTCGACGCTGCCAGCAAGCGCGAGATGGCAATCCTTCGCCGCCTGGCCAAGGGCATTACCGAGATCGGCGAGAAGTTCGCCATGATGAACGCCGAATTCCTCTCCGAGGAAGAGACCATCCGGATCACGAACGAGCAGTTCGAGACGGTGCTGCGTGAAGACCTCGCCGGCGAGTTCGACATCATCGTCGATATCAGCACGGCCGAAGTCGACAATGCCCAGGCTCAGGACCTCAGCTTCATGCTGCAGACGATCGGCAATACGCTGCCGCAGGAGTTCACTCTACTTATCCTGAGTGAGATCGCCCAGCTGAAGAAGATGCCTGAACTGGCTCACAAGCTACTGACCTTCAAGCCGCAGCCGGATCCGCTCCAGGAGCAGATGAAGCAGCTCGAGCTCAAGAAGCTCGAGATGGAAGTCGAGGAACTGCAGTCGAAGATCGATCTCAACCGGGCCAAGGCCGAGGAAGCCAGCTCGAAGGCTGACCTCGCCGACCTCGGATTTGTCGCCAAGGAGAGCGGCACCGAGCACCGGCAGGAGCTCGAGAAGCTCAAGGCCCAGGGCCAGGGCAATATCGATCACACCATCACCAAGGCGTTGGTCACGCCCCGCAAGGAAGGCGAGAGCAAGCCTGACATCGAGGGAGCGGTTGGTTTCCGCCAGCTCTCGAGCGTGACCGACGACAAGAACGACACTCCTCCGGTAGCCGACCAGCTGCCGGTGGTACATCCAGTCCGGCAACCCACGCTGCCGGAGGGACCGATCAACCCAGGCGTGGCATAGGGAATAGTTTCAAATGAGCGATGTTAATCAACTCGAACAGCAACTGAAGCAGGCCAAGCTCCTGGTGGAACGCCGGGTAAAGGCTCTCAGACTCGCCGAGAACCGTGATTTCCGTGAGCTGGTGCTCGAGGGCTTCTGTCGTGACGACGCTGCCCGCTTTGCCCAGCAGATCGGTGATCCGGCGCTCGACAAGAAGCAGCAGGAAGACGCCGCCTCGATGGCTGCCGCTTCCGGCCACTTCCTGCGCTACATGCGGGTCATCACCCAGCAGGGCGATGTCGCCGAGCGTGAGGTCCTCGAAGTCGAGGAAATGCTCGAGGAAGCCCGTGCCGAAGGCGAGATCGAAGATCACGCCGAAGGCGAAGAAGGTCCGGAGGCATAAACCATGGCGACCAAAGCCGATGATATTTTGGGCATGTCGGATGAAGACATGCTCAACCTCGCCAGCCCGCCCGCAGTCACAGAAGATGTGGCTGCGGGTAGCGATGCTGATCTCGCTGGTTCAGACACCAGCAATGCCGACTCTGCTGATGACGGCCTGACCGATGCCGAGCGTGCTGCTCAGGCAGACGATGGAGATGCCGACGATGCTGGTGCCGATGACAATGCAGACACTGATACTGGTGCTGCTGATGCTGGGGCTGATGGCGCTGATGCCAGCCCTGCCGGCGATGCTGCTGCCATCCTCGCCGAAGACGACGCCACGGTCGCCGCCAAAGATAAGCCGGAGGTAACTCCCCTGGCCGACGCTGACGCCGTCAAGGCTGCAGCGGACAAGGCGGCTGTGGATAAGGCTGCCGAGGAAGAGGCCGCGAAAGCTGCTGCCGAGGCAGGCAAGGAGCCCAAGGCTGGGGATAAACCCGAGGATAAATCGGGTGTAGCCGTGGCTGAGCCTACGGCCGAGCAGGCGTCTGCTTTCTACAAGCAGGTAATGGCTCCGTTCAAAGCGAACGGAAAGACCATAGAGTTAAAAAGTCCCGAGGAAGTTATCTCCCTAATGCAGATGGGAGCTAACTACACTCGAAAATTGCAGGATATACAACCGCATCGAAAGGTGCTAACTATGCTGCAGAACAATGATCTTCTCGACGAGGGCAAACTTTCTTTCCTGATCGATCTGGATAAGAAAGACCCAGCGGCGATACAGAAGCTCATTAAGGAAAGTGGCATCGATCCTCTGGATATCGATACCACAAAAGATCCTGCCTACTCGCCCGGTGGTCACCAGGTCAGCGATGAGGAGATGGGGTTTCGCACGGTAATGGACGACTTGAAGTCTAATCCAGCCGGCGTCGAGACACTCTCCACCATCCACGACACTTGGGACAACGCCAGCAAGGAGGTGCTGTGGAAAGACCCGGCGATCATGTCGGCGATCCATGAACAGCGTGAGACGGGTGTCTATGACCTGATCACTACTGAGATGGATCGGCGCAGGGCAGTTGGAATTCTTCCCGCAAATCTCTCATTTATCGATGCTTACAAAGCAGTCGGCGATGCCATGTTAGCGGAAGCGCAAGCGGAAGCTGGGACGGCGGAGACGAAGCCCGAAACGAAGCCTGCTGGTGAGGAAGCTCCCCAGGTTATCGCGACCCGAGCAGCTGCTCCAAAAAAGGCATTGGCAAATGCGGACAAGGCAGCGGCCGCGTCTCCGACACGATCGTCGCCCAAGACGGCAAAGGTTCTCGTCAATCCTCTCGCGATGAGCGACGAAGATTTTGCCAAGTTACCAAATGTCTAATGGCTGACCCGGAATACCGGGCAGTCCACCCTGGGGAGGGGTAGTGCAATGGCTTTGAATTATTCCGGTGCGTCCGACATCAGCGGTGCTGGTGCGTCGCAGATGAACACTTTCTTCTGGTTGAAGAAGGCGCTCATCGAAGCTCGTAAAGAGCAATTCTTCTCGCCGCTCGCCAGCGTCGAGAACATGCCGAAGAACATGGGCAAGACCATCAAGGTCTATGAGTATGTGCCCCTGCTCGACGACCGCAACATTAACGACCAGGGCCTCGACGCTGCTGGTGCTGTCATTGCCAACGGCAACCTTTATGGTTCGTCCAAGGACATTGGCGTCATCACGGCGAAGCTGCCGCTGCTCACGGAAAACGGCGGTCGCGTCAACCGCGTCGGCTTTACCCGTCTGCAGCGCGAAGGTTCGATCGCGAAGTTCGGCTTCTTCCATGAGTTCACTCAGGAAAGCCTCGACTTCGACTCGGACGATCAGCTGATGGAGCACCTCAGCCGCGAGCTTCTGAACGGTGCCGTTCAGCTGACCGAGGCTGTCCTGCAGAAGGATCTGTTGGCTGCGGCCGGCGTGATCATCTATGCGGGTGCTGCCGTCTCGAACGTCACGATCACCGGCGAAGGCGCTACGCCCTCGAAGGTTGATTATGCCGACCTGATGCGTCTCGACCAGACGCTGACCGACAACCGCACTCCGAAGCAGACCAAGGTCATCACCGGCTCGCGCCTGGTCGATACCAAGACCCTGCCTTCGGCTCGTGTGCTCTATGTCGGCTCGGAGCTGGTTCCGCTGCTCAAGGGTATGGTCGACCTGTTCTCGAACCAGGCGTTCATCCCAGTGCAGCAGTACGGCGATGCCGGCACGATCCTGAACGGCGAAATCGGCACGATCGATGCGTTCCGCATCATCGAAGTGCCGGAGATGCTGAGCTGGGCCGGCGTCGGTGCGGCGGCGACGGGTGCCAACCTCGGCTACCGTTTCACCGCTGCCAAGTACGACGTGTTCCCGATGCTCTGCATCGGCTCGGACTCGTTCAGCACCATCGGTTTCCAGACGGATGGCAAGACCGTGAAGTTCTCGGTCCTGACCAAGATGCCCGGCAAGGAAACTGCTGATCGTACCGATCCTTACGGCGAAACCGGCTTCAGCTCGATCAAGTGGTACTACGGTATCCTGATCAAGCGCCCGGAGCGCATCGGTCTCATCAAGACCGTCGCGCCGCTCTAAGGCCTGACTACGGTGGGGAGGGCTTCGGCTCTCCCCACTTAGTTCCTCAAAGTTAAGTTGTTACCGTTACCTGCGACCAACAGACCCAGAGTAGGAATTTGAATGTCTCAAGATACTGACGGCAAGACCGAGTTGCAGATCCTCAAGGATCGCGCCCGCCTGATGGGCATCGGTTTCTCCAACAACATTTCGGTCGAAGCCCTCAAGGGCAAGATCAACGCCAAGCTCGAAGGCGAGCAGGCTGACGCTGAAGAAGCCGAAGCCCAGGACGCCGCCGACGAAGAAGCTGGCCTGTTCGCCGCTCCGGCTGAAACGCCGGCCGCTCTCCAGACCACGGTCGAAGCTGCTCCGGCTGCTGATGGCGTCGTCAAGATCTCCGACCTGGTGGCTGCTGCTGCGACCAAGGGCCCGGAAGCTGCAGCTCCGGTGGTGCCGACGCACACGCCGCAGGGCCGCAAGCTGACCAAGCAGGAGCTGTTCAATGCGACCCGCGAGCAGCTGATCCGCGATGAGACCAAGCTGATCCGCGTCCGCATCACCAACATGGATCCAAAGAAGAAGGATCTGCACGGCGAGATCTTCACGGTCGGCAACAAGTTCATCGGCACGATCAAGAAGTTTGTGCCCTATGGCGAGGCGACGGACGGTGGCTACCACCTGCCGAAGATCCTGGTCGACGAGCTCCGTGCTCGCCAGTTCCAGGACATCCGCACGACCAAGGACAAGCGGACCGGCGTGCCGACTGTCACTTCGCGTTGGGTCCGGGAATTCTCGATCGAGGTGCTACCGCCGCTGACGCAGGAGGAGCTGACCAACCTGGCCATCTCTCAGGCTGCAGCTGGTTCGGTCGACGCCGCCGCCTAACATAACTCTAATTCTCCTGGGGAGGGGAACCTTGGAATGACCTGTGGTGCAGATACTCTAGCAAACACGTTGCTCACCTCGCTTACGGCGGGGGTCGACTTCACTTTGCCGGATGTCGATCTGACCGATCCGAGTTTCACAATCACGGATACGGTACTCGACCCGCCCGTCTCACTGACGAACGCGGATCTCACCCAGGGCATTCCAGGGACGGGCACCGGCACCTTCGATGTCGTGATGAAGAGTCTCCTGGCTCATCTCGGCACGGAATATGAGAAGGGCCGGATCACTGGAGCTGAATACTCCAAAGTCTATATCGAGGGTGTCCAGGCTGCCCTCGGCAATTCGGTGCAGTTCCTGCTCGGCCGTGATCAGGCCTATTGGCAGGCGGTTGCTGCCCAGATGCAGGCTCGGATCGCTGAAGCTCAGGCCGTCAAGGCGAGGGTCGACCTCGAGACTGCCAAGGCTCAGCTGATGGCCACCATCTTCGAAGCCAAGAACCAGGAAGCGTCCTACGCCCTGACCAAGATGCAGCTGTCGACCGCATCGGTGGCATTCTGCTCGGCTGAATACAACCTCGCCAACATCCTGCCGGAGCAGAAGATGATGCTCCATGAACAGATGGAAGCGGCTCGGGCCCAGACCTGGGATGCCCGTCAGGATGGTCTCGGCACAGTGGTCGGCTCGATCGGCAAGCAGAAAGATCTCTACACCCAGCAGATCGAGAGCTACAAGCGGGATGCCGAAGTCAAGGCAGCCAAGCTGTTCACCGACGCCTGGATCACCCAGAAGACGATCGACGAGGGCCTTGTCCCGCCGACCAACTTCGCCAACACCAGCCTTGACGCAATCCTCGCGGATCTCAAGACCAACAACGCACTGGGCTAGGCCATGGGCCTGTTCGGAGGGAAAGAAACCTACGTCTCCTCGGTCGTGTATAACATGGCCGGGGGACTGGAGGATCGCATCGACTTCCTCAAGTCGGTGGTCAATGGCTCGATCATTGGCAATACCGGCTTCTCCATGGCGGAGTGCCTGACCGGGTCCTATCTGAGCGGGCCTGGGATCAAGATCCGGACCTTCCATCGCTGGGTGCGAGACCAGCATCTATACGATGCCGTTGGCGTGCCAACGATCCGCACGATCAGCTCCTATGGTTATGACATCGACCTGATCGCGACCCAGCTGCCGACTGCCGGCGAGACCGAGAGGTTGATCACCAAGGTCGACTATGGCTCGGCCGATTACACTTACTGGGCGGACCAGTATGTGCTGGCGAACGAGCCGAACCTGTTCAACACCGCCTGGACGGCGAACATGGTGGGTGGCGACATTGTCATCACCTGGGCAGACACGACGACCACGACGTTCACCCCGTCCGGCTACGACACCGATCATAACTATTTTTATGTTGCATACGATCGCCGCGCCTCGGGCTCGATGCTCCAACCGTTGATGTGGATCTACCGGGTTGGCGATGGCAACACGGTGATGGACGAGCAGGCGACCTATAGCACGTCGTCAGGCGAGTTCGTGACCTTCATCCCGATCCGGATGGGTTCCGAATTCATTTCGGACACCCACCTTCCGGATGTCTATGCTCAGACCAAGCGGGCTTACAAAAAGGCCAGCGGGGGCAAGAAGCTCAGCAAGCTGGTCGAGATCATTGCCGACAACGACGACATTGACGACATCGATCGGGCTTACCTGGTGTACGGAGTTGCCCTCAACACCAAGGACAATGCGGCTCGCAAATATCTGTTCAAATTCTTCGATAACATGAGGACGCTGCAGCTCTACGACAACACGGCAGTCGATACCTATTACAGCACGACGACGACCTTCAACACGGCAGCGACCGAAGCGGCCAATGATCGCAACGTGTTCCTGGTCGATGCTCCGATCGAGGATCAGGGCAGCAGTGCGGATCCAGGCTACACCTATACCTACACGCCGCCGCCGACTGAGCCGATCACCGAGATTGAGATCCGCAGCCATGGCACTTACGATGCCAACCTGCATCTCGTCGTCCGCTGGAAGTCGATCAAGAAGGTCACTGGTTCCGGGCTCGGCAAGGTCGGGGCCAAGGTCGGCGAGGTCTGGTGGGAGGATCTCGGCTATTATGACGGGGCGACATTCGTCTCCAACATGATCAATGAGGTCGTCCAGCAAAGCCAGGCGGACAACCACCTGGACCTTTATTGGCAGAAATCCGCCACGGAATGGGAGAAGCTCGAGTTCATCGGGCTGAAGCATCGCAACATCATCAAGAACGACAAGGCGGTCAAGATCTCGGCGGAGGATGCCCTCGCCGACGAAGACGAGTCGGGCTTCATCGTGCCGATCCACTACGACACCCTCAAAGAAATGTCGCTGGTGGACTCGACCCAGATGATGACCTCGGCCGCTTACCTGGTGTTCAACTGCTACGAGGTGGTCAAGCAGAAGTGGTACGAGACCTGGGCGTTCAAGATCTTCATCTTCATCGTCGTGATCGTCGTCTGCGTGATGTTCCCGCCGCTCGGTGGGCCGATGGCAGCTGGCCTGCTCGGCACGGCGGCAGCAGTCGGAGCGACGCTGGGCTTTACCGGCCTGATGGCTGCGATCGTTGGAGCGATCGCCAATGCCATTGCGGCCATGATCCTGATGTCGATCATCTCCAAGGTCTCGGTCGCCGTGTTCGGAGCCAAGTTCGGCCTGATCATCGCCACCATCGCATCGTTCGTGGCGATGAGCTTTGGAGTCCCACTGCTCAACGGTGCCTCGATGGCCACGGCCTGGGGTGGCATGATGAGTGCGGTCAACCTGCTCGGCCTGACTGCTGCGGTTGGCAACGGTGTCTCGGGATACCTGCAGGCCAGTGCTGCCAGCATGGCGGCCCAGACCCAGCAAGTCATCACCGACTACAAACATGACTCTAATGAGATCAGCCGTAAATGGCTCGAACAGTTTGGCTATGGCAGCTTTGCGTTCGACCCAAATCAGCTAACCAATAACAATCCCAATGGATTGTCGGAACCTCCGCAAATGTTCCTGGACAGGACATTGATGTGTGGATCTGATATAGCTGATATGTCACTGAATATGATAACAGACTTCGCAAAGATGACTCTAACGCCGGCCACTACCGGTAGTTGATTTAGGCCCTGGGGAGGGATTGCTGCATGTTTCCGGATTACTCATCGCTGCTGTCGAGCACCTCAATGGGCTCTCCAATGTCATTTGGCGGCTCGTTTTTGCAGAACGGTGGCGGAGCTGCTGCCCTGTCCGGTGGCATGGGTGGTGCAGGTGCTGCCATGGGTCCGGAGATCGCTGGTGCCGGTGCAGGCATGATGGGTCCGGCCGGTGCTGTGCTCTCCGGGATCCAGACGCTGGGTGCCCTGTGGGGTGCGTGGCAGCAGAACAAGATGGCGAAGAAGCAGTTCAAGTTCACCAAAGATGTGACGAATACGAACCTCGCCAACCAGATCAAGAGCTACAACACCGCCCTCTACGACCGGGCCCGCAGCCGGGCAGTCCAGGAAGGCCAGACCGATGCTGAGCGGGACGCCTACATCAACAACAACTCGCTGAGCCGCAATCCGAAGAACCCGGCCGGCGCTCGGGACGCGTCCTATGTCAGCAACTATTACGGTGCCTCGTCTCCGGTTGCTGGTTCCTATGCAGCGGCTGCAGCCGGTGGTGGGATCGGAGCTCCGCATCCGACCATGACCGGGACCAGCTCTGCTGCTGGAGTCGGTGGCTTCTCGGCCCTCGCTTCTCGCGCCGCTGCCGAACGCAGCCGCACGTCCAACAAGGACGATGAGCCGGCCACCTCTGCCTAATTTTCAGGAGTAATTTGAATGGCTCGTCTCGAGTGGAAAGAAGTTGAAGCTCCGGACTTTCGTGGAGCCAGTTCAGGATACCTCGCAGCGTCGAAGCTGTTCGGGGAAGCGATCGACTCGGCCCGTGACGGGCTCAACGACTTCCACAAGCAGCAGACCGATGCTGCCGACAATGCAGTGCTCAATGAGCTGCTGAAGTATCAAGGCGACCCCAAGGCGTTGGAAGCCTCGCTGGCCGATGGCTCGTTCCAGGGTAAGTTTGATCCCAAGGTCCTGGCCCGCATGTCGGCCGGCACCCGGCAGACGCTGCTCACCCGTCCGGGTGATCTGTTGGCTCATGCCGTCAAGACCGCCGAGTATGGCGAGCAGATGAAGGGCATTGCCCAAAACGATATGGTTCGGGCTCACCAGGGCGAGATCAATACCTTCGCTGCGTTGCGGGCGGAAGACGCTGCCAATGGCACCAACAAGGCCGACGAATACTTCAAGACGGTCGGCCCTGAGCTGCAGCAGGTACTGAGCGTCGGCAACTTCGGTAAGGCGCTGGACACTGCCCGTGGCCAGTTCACCGATGAGACCTCGGCCCAGAGCTCGAGCTTCAACTATGGCAAGGAGCGCACAGGCTACACTGAGGGCCGAGAAGCGACCGATCTTACGGCTCAGCTCCGTGCTCGGACCACGAGTCTCGACGATGTCGACCAGATCCTCAACAGCGATGAGGGTGCCAAGCTGCGGGAGACCTATGGCCCGCAGGTGATCGAAGCTGCCCGTCGCAACCTCCAAGGTGAATATGGGGGAGGCTCCGGCATTGCCGGTGTCGGAGGTTCTGCTGGTTCCGGTGGTGGCTCGGTCGATCTCGGTGCTGGTGGCGGTCATGGTACCCCGGAACAGCATGCCGAGATGGCGACGGCCCTGAACGGCCTCGGCTTCAGCAATGCCGCCTCGGCTGGGTTCGTCGGCAATAGCTTTGTCGAAGCTGGCTATGCCGGTGGCCAGGGCGACAATGGCACCGCTGCTGGACACTTCCAGTGGCGTGAAGGGCGTCGTGCCAATTTCCAGAAGGTCATCGGCGTTGATCCGTCGAAGGCCACGCCGACTCAGTCGGCCAAGTTCGTGAAGTGGGAATTCGACCATCCCGAGGAGTCGGGAGCGTTCGTCAAGCAGGACGGCATCTCGCCCAAGCAACAAGTCGATATGATCCGCAACGCGCCCAATGCCGGCGTCGCTGCTGAGCTGATCGATCGCTTCTACGAGCGGTCGGATGGTAAGGCTCGTGGCCAGCGGGTCTCGGCCGCGAACCAGTTTGCTGCCAACGGTGCTCTGCAGACCGGGCTCAAGACCGAGGTGTCGGGTGACCAGGCGAGCGATGCTGCCCGCGACTGGGAAGAGAATTGGTCGTCCAAGAGCACGGCTGCCGAAGTCGGAGCCAGCCTGTCGACCCTGCCTTTGTTCAAGGGCGAAGACGGCGATTACCTGGCGACCAAGGTCAGCGAAGTCATGGCCATGGCTCCGGGCAAGATCAACGCTGCCTCGGCCGGTGCGATCCTCAAGCGAGCCAAGAATGGCCGCAAGAGCAGCTGGAACCTGGATACCTGGGACATCAATCCGTGGGGTTCGGGCGTCAAGTCGAGCTTCAACGAAGCCCTGATCAAGCACGAGGTCCAGCTGCTGTCGGATCCCCAGGCGCTGGCTCGACAAACGCTGAAGACCAATGCTCTGGGTCAGGGCATCACCGATCTGCAGACGGCCCAGGCCAATCTGAAGACGGCTCAGGATGCGCTGACAGCCAAGCGAGCTCTGATGGCTCGGACCGGCAAGAAGCTCAATCTGTCGGACGAGATCGCTGCCGTCGATGCAGCCAAGGTGGCACTCGGCCAGACCAACGCCGAGAACGGCGGGCTGTACGATGCTGCCAAGGGTGGCAACAACAACTCGAACGAGCGAGGCGGAGCCAATCCGAGGGTTGTGCATGCGGCCGCCAAGACCACGTCCAATCCGAAGAAGGATCTGGTCGACAAGGCCAATGCCCCGGCTCCGGTCAACAAGCCGAAGGCCAGCGATATTAATCGTTTGCTGGGTGAAGTTCGCAAGACTGGGCACATCGCCAACAGTGACCCCAATGCTCCAGGTCTGGTGCAGGCCAATCGCCTGGCAGCCAACAACCGGGCAATTACGGCTGCGGTGGATGCAGCGATTGCTTCAGGCCTGGCTCAGTTCAAGGGCAAGAGCCGTGAGCAGGTGAAGCGGATGCTGGTTGCAAAATAACTTTCATCTCAGTGAAAGTTTATGTTGCTCAATATAACTTCGGTGATAGAGATACCCGTGGGTAGGGTGGGGAATTCTTAAATGGCGGACGTTAATAGCCTCTTTGAGGAGTATCTCGGTGCAGGTGCGTCTGCGCTGGACAACAAGAAGGCTCAGCTGGCGTCCGCCGCCACCCAGAAGAAAGGTTATCTTGGAGGAGCTGCGGCTGATGTCGGCCTGGCTCCCGAGACCACCGGGGCTGATCTACTTGGCATAACCGATGTCAACGAAGCCACCGCCGAGGCTTCAGGCCGCTCGGATTACATGAGCGATGCCAGTCATCAACGAACGCTAGGACAGACAGTTGGAGACTCCACGATCGATGTCGTCAACGGTGCCCTTCAAGGTGCTATCGGGATTGGCGCTACTGGAGCTGGTATTGTTGACGCTCACGCTGGCACGACTGTAGCCAAGGCCGGCCAGGACGTTACTGAATTTGCCAACAGCCTGCAGTCGGATGCGCTGAACAATCGGCGTCGGGCCAATGAAGCCCGCAATGAAGTGACCCAGGCTCATAACTTTGATCTCTCCAAGCAGGAGATGGAAGAAGGTTCGAGCGAGTTCATGTCGGGCCTGCGTCGGGTGGGTCGGGATTTCATCTCGAGCATCACCAACACGGATAGCGAGACGGCGATCTCCGGGATTGCGTCTGGTATTGGTTCACTCCTGCTCGGTGGTGTCATCGGCAAGGGTGTCAAAGCTGCGGGTGGCCTTGCGGCTGCTCGCATGGCGGTCGGTGCAGCAGGCCCCAGTCGGGCTGCTTTTGCAATCAATCAGGCAACTAAAGCTGGTGCGATGCCTGCAGCGATCGGAGCTCTGGAAGGTGGCGGTGCCTATACGCAGACCGTCAACGAGGTCATGGGTATTTCCCACGACCAGCTGCTTCAGGGCTCACCCGATTACAAGGCCCTGATCGAACAGGGCTGGAACCCGGACGATGCTCGTGCCGAGGTCGCCAATCATGCCGGTCTGACGGCTGCTGCGATCCAGGCCCCGGTCGGCGTTGCCACCGGTCGGCTGGTATCCGAATTCGAAGCCGCCCCGTTCCATGTGCCCAGCGTCAAGACGGCCGTGGCCGATGTCCTCAAGGAAGGCGTCGAAGAAGGCCTGCAGTCTGGCTTGGGTCAGGTTGCCACCAATTACGGCATCAAGACCAGTGCCAATGACCAGCAGGATATGTTGGAGGGAGTCGGCCGCAATGCCGGTGAGGGCTCGCTTTATGGCATGGGCACAGCGGGTGCGGTCCAAGGTCCGGCGCTGGCCGTCCGGGCTCCGATCGATCTCGCGGTCTATACCGGCAGCAAGGTCGCTGCGGCAGCCAAGGCAGCTGCAGCTCCGCTGATCGCCCTCGGCGAACGCCGAGAAAAAGCCGCCCTCGATGCGAGCCATGCCGAGTCGATGGTCAACCTCAGCCAGGCCAATGCTCAGGTGGTCGAGAACGCCACGCCCGAGAGCCGGGCTGCGGTCGAACAGAACATCGCCCAGATCAAGGATCCGGAAGAGGCGAAGACGGCCGCCGACTATGTCGCGAAAGTCTATGAAAATATCCACGTCGACCACGAGGTCGAAGCCGAGGCAGAGCCCAACCCGGTAATTGCCGATGCGATCCGCTCGAGCAAGGACCGGTTCGACGTGCTTCGCCGGGTGTCGAACCTGGTGGTCAACGCCGACTTGGACGAGCAGACCAAGTCGGACGCATCGCTGTATCTGGCGGAGCAGCTCCAGAAGTATGACTCGCTGCTGTCGACCCAGCTGCCCGAGGCGATCAATGCGCTCGAGGAAGAGGATCCTGCTCTGGCTCCGCTTCGCCAGTTCGAGGATGTCACCACCAATTTCATCCAGCATCCGGTGCTCAAGGCATCGGTGGCCAAGGCCCTCGAAATTATCTCTAACTTTAACGTCGACGAGAACAATCCGGAGTCGGTCGCGACTGCTGCCAAGATTGCCGAGATCGCCCCTGACCGTGCCAAGTTGGCCGATGTCGACACCGTCCTGCGTCACGCTTCCGAGGGCAAGATCCAGCTTTCGCCTGAAAGCCTGGCGGCGATCCAGGAAACGCAGAACATGCTGCAGACCGCCCAGTCGCTGGCGGAGACGATCGACAAGGCTGCTCCGGTAATCGGCCGCAAGCCGGTTAATGCCGTCAGCAATGAGGTCCTGCTGGATCCGACCGAGAAGACGCGGGCCAAGTCGGGTGCTGCCCACTTCGCCGGGATCGTCGAGGCGCTCAAGAATGGCAACCGCCAGCTCGCCGGAGCTCGCCTGCAGCAGTTCATGAACTTCGCTCAACATATGCAGAATAAGGTCAACGCCCTGAACGAGAACTATGCTCTCGGCAATGGCAGCAAGACCAACGACACCAAGTATCAGCAGCTGTCGCTCGGCGGCAAATTCCAGCCCAGCATCACTGGCATGTGGGTCAATCCGAGGGTCGCCAAGCCGGTGGCCTTCGCTCAACTTGTGGAGGCGGAAGCCCGTGCCATCACTTCTCTGGCTAACCGCCTGGCAACGATCAATCCAGATCTGGGAGTCAAGCCTATTGGCGATGTGTCCCTCGTCGACCAGCTCCAGGGAACGCCCGAAGATGTCGTTTCGCGTCACCGCCAGCGGGGAGCTGATCCCGCTCAACCCGCCGAAGTCACGGCCGCACCCGATGCAAAGGCTGAACCGGCACCTGCTGCAGCTGTCGAGCCGACCGTCGAGCCCGCTCCAAAAGTAGAGCCCAAAGTTGAAGCTAAAGTTGAACCCACCCCGGAACCCAAGGCCGAGGTGAAGCCGGAGCCCGTCGTCGAGGCGGCGAAGCCGGCCGAGACAAAGACGGAAGCGAAGGCTGAGCCGCAGGCCGTTGAAAAAGAACAAAAAACTCCTGCTCCCGAGCCGACTCCGGAGCCGGAAGTTGCGACCAAAGTTGAACCCGAAGTTGAGCCGGAAGTAGAAGTTGAGGCTGACCCGGTCGCTGAGCCGACCAATGTCGCCGAGGCATTTCCTGGCCTGATTGCAGTTGCGACCAACTGGTTTCACAAGGCCTTCAAGCTGCCCAAGGCCCAGATCAGCCGGCTGTTCCAGCTGGATAATCCGATGGTCGATGTCCGCAAGGCGATCCGGTCTGGAGCTGCAGCCGAGAAGTTCGGAGCCAAGCTCGACAAATTCCTCGAGCCGAAGACGGCCAAGGCCTTCGATCGGCTGTTCGACCAGATGGCCCCGGTCTATACCGAGATGAAAGCCACGCTGGCTTACCTGCTGGCCCAGCGGCTGGGATCCAAGGATGCTCCGCGAGGTACCTTTGAGGAAGCCCTGCTCAATGGCACCGACGACAATATCGCGATGGTGCGTCGGGCCCGTGTGCTCAACCTGGTCGAGCAGAAGGACGGCAAGGTCGTCTATAACGAGAACCTGCTACAGGGAGCTCTGCTGGCTGGCATGAACTGGCTGCTGACCGGTGGTCAGCGGAGCCGACATTATGACGCCGAGTCGGTCGCCAAGCTGATGAACATCGACGAGTCGGATGTCACCCCCGACGATATCAATTTCTTCAATGGCACGCTCTACATGGTGGACGCCGTCCAGACGCTGGCAACCAGCGTTCGCCGCTACTGGAATGTCCAGTCCCAGGCAGGCGTCGATGTGGGGCACACCGATGGCATTCCCGAGGCGATCGCCAAGGACATGCTGGAGGCGTTTGAAAAGGCCGGACTCCTCAAACTCGTCTCGCATGACGTGGTCCTCGCTGTCGACATTGACGGCAAGGTCACCGACAAGCGCAGCTATGTCGGCATCGAGACGACCGTGCCGGAAGCAATTACCGAGGAGACTGCAGGTTTCCCGGATCTGATCGAGCAGCTGGTCGCAGTCGAACCGGAAGTGATCGACCACATCGGTGAGCCGCCCGTCCCGCAGACGCACCAGACTCTCGCCGGCAAGCGCCGGAAACTCCCGGCTCAGCAGGCCGAGGCAGTCGAGATCGAGAGCAAGACCCCGCACAAGGTCAACACCACCATGTTGGAACTGGTCGCCGGACTGGGCCAGGAGCTGGTGATCAAGCTGTTCGGGCACGATAATCTGGCCGATCCGCAGCTCAATGAGCAGCACAAGAAATCGATGGAAGGTTTCAACCGCACCATCGAAGGAGCTCTCCGCCAGATTGGATCGCTCGCTGCCCAGATGAAGGCCAAGGCCAAGCTGCTCGGGATCTCGCCGGCTGATCTGCCGATCTACTACGGCTATGAATTCAGCCGCGTGAACCGCATGCACATGCAGGGTAAGTTTAATCCGCAGGCCAACAAGCTGATGCGGGTCCTGGTTAGCCCGCACGCAGCGGAAATCGACCTGACCAAGGGCGACAACCGGAACGTCTTCATGCTGGCGATTGCCCAGCATCTCGGTGTCAAGGTTCACCGGCTCGGCCGCAATGCCTCGATCACCGAAGTCGAGAAGCGGATCCAGGCCAAATATGGCGACAGCATCGAGCTGCTCCAGCAATGGCTGCAGGAAAAGGGCCAGCTCAACGCCGATCAGGTCGAGACGCTGGTCAAGGCCTTGGGCAAGAAGTCGGACCCGGTCGCTCTACTCAGCCTGGTCGAATACGTCCATTACCTCAGCGCCGATAAGGCTGGCCGGAAAGCATTCAAGACCTCACTTTATGTCGAGGCGGATGGCATCACCGATGGCCCGATCAACGGCCTGATGCACATGGCGACCGGTGAGTTCACATCTCACTGGGTCAAGATGATGGCCAAGGGTGGTCTCTATCTCGGGTCGTCGATCAAGACGCTGGCTGATTACATCGCCTCGGCCGGCGAAGGCTCCGATCGTGATCTCTACGAAGAAGGCGTGGTCGGACTGACCGAAGCCCTCAACAAGGTTCGGGCCAAAGATGACGGCAACAGCCGGGGACTGGTTGGCCAGACCCGTGTCGCGTTGCTCTATGCGATGGACAAGCTACTCGACGGACAGGTCGAGTTTGAGCATGCTACGGCGGACCGGGCCGAGACGCTCAAGATCGATCGTGGCCTGACCAAGAACCCGATGACGGTGACGATGTACGGTGCTGCCCAGAAGGGCATCGCCAACAAGATCGTGCACTCGATCGTCACGTCGGTCTATGCCCAGATGTCGACCGGCCAGCTGGATCCGGGCCTGGTCCGGGCACTCGAGGTCCTGACCTCGCGTCGGGCCGTGCTTTCCAAGAGCAAGAAGAATGCCGGCAAGGTGTTCGTGTTCGAGGAGCCGGCCAAGGGCCAGTCGATCCATCCGGACAATTATGTGAAGTTCGAATTCTCGGCCGAGCAGCTGCAGAATTTGAAGGACAATGTCCGCATCCTGTTCGTCGACTCGCTCGACAAGGGGATCCAGGAAGTCATTCAAGATACCACGATCGGCAAGGGCAAGCTGCAGTCTGCCATCCAGATCCAGAGCATCGTTGCCGAACATATGTTTAAGCAGCGGGTCGAGGAAGCGATCCAGGCGAAAGCCGCCAAGGATCCGACCTGGAAAACGCACCAGGCCCTGAGCCGTCAGGAACTGGACGCGATCCATGCCGAGGTCGCAGCCGAGTTGCACCTGCTGGTTAACACCGGTACGCAGACCTTCTACCCGTCAGCCACGGCCAATGCCGAGATCCACGAAGCAGCTGGCGTCAAGGACCCGATCGAGCTGAGCCGCTCGAGCCGGGACCATATCGGCACGCCACTGATGGTCGAGGGTCCGGCCAACTCGGGTGTCCGGGGCTCGCCCTACATGACGATCGGCACCGGTGACGGACAGGTCATCCAGAATGTCATCACCGACATCGAGCATCCCGAGGGTGCAGTCTATGTGTTCGACGGCATCAACGTCAAACTTACCTCGCTGGAAGATGACAGCCGGATCATCAACAAGGCTGTGCTCGACGCGTGGCTGCAGGGCAACCCGCTCGAAGCAGTCGCCGAGAGCTACAATAAATTCCTGGGGGCGATCGATATCGTCAACACCATCGGTGATCTGCCGGAGAAGGCCCAGACCGAAGTCTTCCGGGCGCTCGGCCCGATGTCGGACATCACGGATGTTGCTCGCCTGGGACAGGACCTCAAGAATTACGCCCTGCAAAGCCAGGCCCGCAAGAATGCCCTGGCTCGGGTCAACCTCAGCGTTGATCACATGGCATCGGCCGAGGCTCCGCACGTCGAGACCGGCAAGATCGAGCTCACGGGCACGTTCGAAGAACAGGCCGAGCAGCTCAATACGCTGTATAACGAGGAGCTCGCCAAGCTACGCGGCGAAGCCGCAAGCAGCGAGATTTCCGGAGAGGAAATCGAGTCAAAGCCCACGCCTGAGACTACGGCAGTGCCGGAGACCCGAGACGAGCATGGCACCTCGGAAGCGTACATTGTCCCGGCCAAAGATATGCTGGGCCACTTGTCGAAGTTCAAAATCGCTGCGAACCTGATGCCGCTGGTCAAGGAAGCCCTCGCCTCGGTGACCGAAGCCGGGTTCCAGTTCGCGATGGGCACCCGTGGCCAGATCCAGAACCTGCTCAACCAGCAGGGAGTCGTCCACACCGTTGCTGAGGACGAGCTCGGATTGATGAGCCCGAAGACCAAGACCATGTATCTCATCCAGAATTCGGCCGAGACGATGGTCCACGAGCTGCTCCACGGAGCGACGCTGCTCAAGGTCAACGCCTATTACAACGGCGGCGGGGAAGGCCTCAGCCAGATCCAGGTCGACGCAGTCCAGCGGATCGACGAGATGATGATCGAGTTCATGGAGCTCGATGGTGCCGAGCTGGAGGGCGATGCCCTGCAATCCTTCAAGGAAGCTCGGGTCGAGATCCAGAGCCGGCTCGACAAGGATGAGCGGGCTGAAGCCGTCAACGAATTCATGAGCTGGGTGCTGAGCAACCAGGATCTTCGCCAGCTGGCCTCTAAGACCAAATTGCGGTCGACCCTTGCCAGGATCAGCGCGAGGGTGCTCGAGGCTCTGAAAACGCTCCTGTGGGGCAGCAAGGCCCCATCGGTGGCCGATGATCTCCTGTCGAACCTCGAGTTCAACACGCGTGTGCTGATTGCCGACCCGGCTCCCAACTTGCTGGCCGGCATGCTCGACACGACCATGCGGCACCAGTCGGCCCAGTTCGGCCGCAGCGAGCGGCTCAAGGATCTGCGGGTGAAGTTCGCTGCCAAGCTGGGGAGCTTCCTCAAAGAAACCCCGCAGGCGCAGCGGGTCGAGCTCAACTCCGAGATGGTCGATGTGTTCGCCAATGCCGACATCGTCACCGATACCGCGATCAACCACGGCTTCCAGATGACGCCGCAGGAAGCGTCGACCTATCGCATGATCGTGGCGGCGCTGATGACCGAGACCCGGTTCGACGGCAACGCCCTGGCCCGTGTCCAGGAGCTCTACAGCCACGTCATCAAGCAGCTCAAGCTGGAAGATTTCATGACTTCGGTCGAGACCGACAGCCAGGATGTCCAGGATGTCGATCGCCACTATGCCCAGCAGAAGTTCAACGTCGTGATGGGCGACTTCACGGCGGTCAAGGACAAGGTCAACCGGTCGGCATTGCTCTCGAGCTTCCTCGCACTGGCGATGACCAATGAAGAATTCGGCCGGATCCTGAGCAAGATCGAGCTGCCCAAGTCCGAGAAGAATTCGGAGACCACGCTCGATGCTCGCCTCGAGAACCTCGGGGTAAGTTTGATGGACCAGCTGGCGGTGCACCTGTCGGGCGAGGGCCGCAACCAGCCCGATATCCAGGCAGCCCTGGATAATCTGACCGACCGCATGCTGGCAGACGCGATCGAGCAGGAGAATTTCGTCCAGCAGTTCGTGACCAATACCGGCAATTCGATCGACAAGGGCAACACCTGGATCGTCGATGCAGTTAACCGGCTGAGCGGCAAGGCGGCGGATTTCTTCGAACGCAAGGGAGCCGAAGCCAACACCAAGACCGGCAAGGCGCTGCTGGGGCTGGGTGAAATTCTCACCGGCCTGGTTAACGAAGACCGAAACGGAGCCCTCAAGGCAGGAGCGATCTCGGCCGTCAACACCATGCCGTTGCAAAGGTGGATGAAGGAAGTGTTCACTGAAGTGGTCGGCCGGACCGAAGACAATGCCTCGATCTACGATATGATCAAGCTGGTTCGTTCGCTGGTCCAGCAGACCCGGCAGCAGTTCCGTGAGCATCTGCCCAAGCAGATCGCCAAGCAATTCGACCGCAAGCTGGAAGACAGCGAGCGGGAAGCGATGACGCACGGCCTGGCCCGGACCGATATTGCAGCCCTCGACGGCAAGTTCTCGCTGGCCCGGATCATGGACATGCTGGTCAACCCGGCGTCGGTGAGCCAGGAGATCAGCAAGCTCGAGGCAGACCTGGCTGCGTCGGATCCGGCCAAGTGGCCGCTGTGGCAGCCCAAGGCGAAGGAGCTGGCTGAATATATGAACACCGGCAAGGCGGCCGGCGTCCAGCTGCGTAACGCCTATGCGGTGGCTCACCTGTTCGGGGTGCTCCCGGCTCAGGCTCGCAAGAAGCATTTCCCGAGCCGGGATCAGGTCGACATGCTTGATCAACTTATCTCGCTATATGCCTACCAAGGCATAAACGACACGACCCGCGAAGTGATCACCAAGCTGGTCACCGAGCAGCCCAAGGGAATGGACTTCGTGATGTCCTACCTGATCGGCCAGCGTCAGGTCGAGGCGGACAAGACGGATCTTGCTTCTCGAGCCAAGATCAATGGTTTCAAGGGCCATTACCCGACCGAGGGCAAGGCCGGCTCGACGCTGATCGTGGCCGATGACACCGACGAACAGCGGCTGATCACCATGGGCTTCACCAAGGTGGCACCGTATAAGACTTCGGTTGCCGAGCGGGGCGCTCCGAGCAAAAGTTATTTCTATGCTCCGGTGTCCGGCAAGGCGATCTACAACCAGGGGATCCTGCAGAATGTCCGCTCAACCGCCTCCGGCGTCGACCCTCGCACTGGGTTTAGTATTGGTCAGCCTATGGCTGGCCAGATCGATGATCCGATCGACGTTGCCGCCATCGTGCGTAACATGCGTCATAACGGCTCGCGGGACACACAAGCACTACTGCCGATCTTCGACGCCGATGGCACGGTCGTGGCTTTCGAACGCTCAATGGATCCGGTCGAGGTCGCTCGCCTCAAGCGCAACGCCAACATCGACGAAGTCCTCGGCATGTGGGTCGGCCGTCACGCCGAGGAGCTCGCAGCTCAGGGCTTCAATCGCGAGCTGATCGGCAAGCTGGCGGTCAAGTACCAGTCGGATGTCAAGGAGGGCAAGGCGAACGAATATGTGAATTTGTTCAGCCGCCAGGCCCAGCGGGACCCGATCTATCGGGATGCCATCAGCCTGATCACGCCGGAAGCCCGGCAGATGATTGCAGGTAACTTTGACGAAGGCGAGTTCTGGGTCCGGATGGACATGGTCAACGATGCCATCGGTTACCGGTCGGCCTCGCTCGGCGACGTGTGGACCGGCACCAGCCGGCTGCACCCGGAGATCCAGAAGAATGCTCGGGCCCTGGCGATTGGAGTGTTCGGCCAGGATGCCTACAAGAAGGTGGTTCAGGCCGAAAAGATCGTCCAGACCGTGATCTCCGACGCCCGCGTGACGATCGTCGTCAAGTCGGTGGTTGTTCCCGTGGCCAACCTGGTGTCGAACATCTACCATCTGTCGGCTCGGGGTGTCCCGATCCAACATATCATGAAGGGCTTCCCGAAGAAGACCGCCGAGATCGACCTGTTCATCAAGGGCCGGTTGCGCCGGCTCGAGCTGGAAGGCCTCGAGAAAGCTGCTCAGGGTCGTGGCGATCAGGCTTCGCTGGGTCGGATCCAGACCGAGCTGCAGGCCATTCGCGATGCCAATCGCCGCCTGACCATCTGGCCGTTGCTGGCAGTGGGCGAATTCTCGGCGATCTCCGATGCTGCCATCTCCCACGAGGAAATCGACCTCGCCGAGGGCCGGTTGAGCGAGTATATCGAGCAGCTCACCAACAAGCTGCCCGACGAGCTCAAGACGGTCGGCCGCTACGGTGTGGTGGCCAAGGACACGGCGCTGTTCAAGGGCATGCAGCGGGCGGTCGAATATGGCGACTTCCTCGCCAAGGCCGTGCTCTACGACGACCTGGTCATCCGCCAGAAGAAGTCGCCGGAATATGCCCTGGCCCGGATCAGCGAAGAGTTCGTCAACTACGATCGGCTTCCCGGCCGTGGCCGAGGATATCTTGAGAACATGGGCCTGATGTGGTTCTGGCACTTCAAGCTCCGGGCGATCAAGATCGCGGCCTCGACCATTCGCTACAATCCGCTCCACCTGCTGCTGTCGAGCCTGGTTCCGGTGCCCGATGTGTTCGGGGCGGTCGGTACCCCGGTCACCGACAATGCTCTCTCCGTGATCGGTGCCGGCAAAGCCGGTTGGTCGCTCGGAGTTGGCCAGGCCATCCATGCTCATGCGTTGAACCCATGGGTCAATCTTTTCACCTGAGCATAAAGAAAAGCCGTCCCAGATCCCGAGCGGGTCTGTGGACGGCGATTATGCTGTATGACGAATGTCATCTGTGGGGCTGGGACATGATCATCCTGTTGCACCAGGAGAAGCCGGTAAAGGCTCAATGACGGCCCCGGACGGACATTCATCCACCTCCGAAGAGTAGGCGGTCCGCTGGCTCGTCCCTGCCACCCGTTGCCTCGCGTGATGGACTTCAAGGCGAAGCGGTGGGCCGGGGCCAATCATTATAGGTTTGAGCTCCATCGAATGGTGGCTCGCACCCATAAAAGAAAAGCCCCAGGTTTAACCCTGGGGCTCTTCCTTCAGTGTAGTGGAGCCGAAGCTCTCTATCACCTAATTCCATTGAGCCGAAGCTCATTGGACTCATCCTGAATACACTAGATTTAGCGCGGGGCAAGCCCCTTCAGGAATTATTTTTGGGTGTCGCCCCAGCCAGGTCAGCGACGGTCAGCAGTTGGCTTCACATCGATGATCTGGCTGGAGCTGTCGCCTGGGAGGTTAGAAGCGGATCCAACCATCCACTTCCAAGCGAGCCAGACGGCAAGAGCACCCAGAATGTAGGGAGCCAGCATGATCCCGATCGTGATCGCAGCAGCGACCAGGGCGAGCCCGAGCAGTGCCTTGATCCAGAACGATTTCATGCTGGCCTCCTATCAGTTGTTGGTCGGCGTGGTCATGTTGCCGAACAGGCTTGGCCGCTTCACCGGAACGGCTTCAGCGGATCCCCCAACCTGCTCTGCAACCGGCTCGGCCGGCTCAACGGCAGCCGGGGCCGCCACGTCGACTGCGTTGTCGAACGGAGCTTCCTCGGCCTGGGCGACCTCGACCTCGGCCGCAACCACTTCGGGTTCCGGCTCCGGCTCGACCACGACCTGGGCCACAGCGGGGGCTGCAGCTGCGGTGCGGGGTGCTCGAGTCGCCTTGGGTGCTGCCGGGGTCGCTTTCGCGACTTTGACGGCAGCGGTCACGGAACCTTCGTCGCTCGAGCTGCCGAGCTTGCGTTCGGCACTGGCGGGAAGGATATCAATGATGGCCTGGTAGCCATCCTCGCCACGGGTGGCGCGGAGCTCGATGTCGATGCGATAGTCGTCCCGGACCACGATTTGCTCGCGGATCTGGGCCTCGATCGCTGCCTCGATCTCAGACTGAACGATGATGATCTGCATGTCTTCTTCCTTAACTGGGTCTTCTGCAGGCGTGATAGTTACCTCTACCCGTGGGTCGGTCCTATCGACGCCTCCATAACGGTAGGACGCCGAAAGAACAAACTTCCGGTTGTCATCCTCGATCTTTCCGCAGGAGACCAGCACATCGCTGAAAAACTTATCAACAATGCTGCAAATGTTTGAGACATCGCACAACTGTTCCGTCCCTGTGAACAGGGTGTAGGTCAAGTCAATGCGGTCGAACTTTGGTAGATGGCTGAGCCGGGGCTCAACAATCTGGTGATAATTGACCTTGGCCTTAGCCAAGGTGAAGTGATGCGCGTTACGATATTGGTTGAGGTTCAGATAGAACTTCTTCTTCTTCGTAACGGGCACACTGATCGGCACGCTGATCGTATGCAACGAATGTCCCCCACCCTACCCAGTGGGGGACATTCTATATGGCTGCCCCCGACTTATGTCGAGGGCCTCCTCCCCAATTAGTTCGCGCCGCCGAACAGGCTCTTGGGCTTGGCCCCAGTGCCTCCGGTGGGCGGACCCGCACTCGGCCGGCCAGCCGTGCCGGCTGCTCCGTCCTTGATCGTGCGCTTGTCACGCTGCTGGCCCTGGTTGCGTTCGACCCACTTGTCGTAGAACGCCGCATCCTGGCCGTTGAGCGCCTCGACCATCGTCTTCTTCGTCTCGGTGTGGAACACCTTGTCGATGAAGTTGATGATCCGGGTCTCGGCGGTCGGCTGATAATTGCCGGCCCCGTCCTTGGCGGACTTGTTTTCGAGCTGCTCGACGATGCCGAGGGTAACCGGCATGTCGATCAGGGCGGTCAGAACCGGAACCGACTTGGGCAGTTCCTTCTTCTGATCATAGTCGTAGATGTTGACGACCTTTTCCTCGGTCGGCTGCTCGCTGAGCGGGGCCTCCGTGGTTGCCAGGCAGATGTCGTTCACCACCGTGAAGCCAGGGAGCGGGACCTTTTTGGTCTTGTCGTCCTTGTTGAGGAAGAAATTCTCCCCCTTCTTATTGGTGATGTAGATGGTCTCGCGATACTCGCGGCCATCCGGCATCGTTGCCATCAGCACGACGCCGTGAGCTCCGCCGTCCGACTGGATGGCGTAGGCCAGTTTGACCTTGGCGTCGTAAGCATCGGTCGGGAAAGGGGCAAAGCCGCCGACCCGATCCTGGGCTGCTTCGAGCCCGTCGTTGGTGAGGTTACTGAAAATGCCCATGATTGGACCTTTCTTTGGTTCAGGTTGGTGGGACTGGATCACCCGTAAAACGTGTGAAGGTGATCCAGCAGACGCTGGGCGTCATTGTCCATGAAGGTCTGTTCCCTGGTGAACAGCCCCATCGGCGAGCGAATTCGCTCGTTGACGGTGCCCTTCGTCAGCCGAGTCTGGAAGACATGCTTATAGCCAAGCATCTCGTCCTCCTCGGTGATGGTCAGGAGGCTATTTGCATAGTTCTCCAGATCCTTCAGGTTGACCTTCTTGGCGGCAACGACAGTCGAGAAATACGCCTCGACGCCATTGTTTTTGAGGGCCCCCTTGATGGGGACCTGGGTCTTCATCTCCATCGCCTTTTCGTCGAGATCCTGACGGGTGTGGGCGAGAATGATCACAGGCTTGCCGAAGGCGACCACCTTCTGCTGCATCAGCTGCTTGAAGAACTGGCCATAATTGCCCCAGGCGGCCATGGTGTTGGTCGACGGCAGAACATACATCGTTTCGAGCATGTCCATCATGAAGGTCATGGTGTCGATGATGATGCCATGGATGTCGGCCCGGCCGGTGCCATAGTCGAACGCTTCGTGGACCTGATAGGGATCTTCGATGCGATGAGCCTGGAACTGGTTCTGGAACGGCAGGCGCTTGCCGGCCTCGCAGTTGAGATAGAGCCAATGCTCCTGGTTGCGGATGTTGCGGAGGCTGGCCGATTTGCCGGAACCCGACTCCCCGCCGACCAGCACCAGCTGGTCATTCATATCTGCTGACATGGTAATTCCTTGTTGGAGTAAGGGCCCTGTCAGACCCTCGAACCAAGGAAAGTCTGACAGAGCGGTTAGAGATATTTACTAGGGGTTCTGATAGCGTTTGGCCACCGTAATCAACACGGTCGAGTCGATCTCTGCAGCAGTCAGGGGCGAGTTCATCTTCTGGTTGAAGGCGTGCACCTGCTTGGTCACGTCGATCAGGCTCATGCCGTTGTCCACGAGGGCCAGGGCATATTTGATCATGTTGTTGTTGCGGTTGCCGGTGGCGATCCGTTGGGCGAACCAGCGTTCCAGGTTATCGAGGCTCTGAAGGCTCTGGAACTGGGCACGATGGGCCTCCCCACGACTGGTCTTCGGGATGAAATCCAGAGCGTCGAGAACTTCGCCTTCCAAATTATAGTGATACGTCCCGCCGTCGAAGCTCTCCCACTTCTTGGCCCGCTGGTTGGCCGACTCGTCGGTGGTGAACGGCAGCCAGTTCATGACCGCGTTCATGAATTCCTTATACTCCTCGCTGTCGAGCTCGAGATAGTAATTGATCGGCAGCATCAGCCGGAAGCGGTGTTCCCCGTTGGGGTCGTGCCGCTTCGTCGTGTAGGTCAGGAACTTATATTCCTTCATCAGATCATGGACAATGTCGAGCGACACGCCCCCGTCGACATCGATCGAGATCATGTTGAACCCGGCGATGGCGTTCTCTTCCGACCGGTGCTGGTTGCGGAAGTG